AAATACGTGGACCGAAATCAGCTGAATCTTCACCTTCAATTGCTTCCATAATAATATTATGAATTTGCTTACCATAACGTAGTACTTTCACTTTACCGTTATTTTCAGGATTAACAGGGTCGTTAACAACATATACATTAACCAACCACTTTTCAGATCTAACTATAGCTTTAGCTTTTTCTTTCTCTTCTTCAGAGCCAGTACGTAAAATTTTATACCTTTCTTCAGCAATAGGATCTCTTTCACCAAAAGTTTGCAATGATAAGGCACTTGTATATTGACCTGTTGCAAAACTATTCCAACCATGTTGATAAAAATGAAAAAATGTCTTTTTCGGATCTTTACCAAAGGGTAGTAATCTAACTGTATACGTATTACCTACTTCTGTTTTAAGAATATCGGCAATACCACTTTTACTACTCTCGTTATCAGCTGCTAAAGCTGACTTAATACTATCAAACATTGAACTCGTTATACTCATACTACTATTATAGACTAAGCTTCTACCTTTTCAACTATTTTTTTAAAATTGTTAATTAAAAGTTTAGCTTTAGAACTTGTATAATATTTTGTTCTTAAGTAATTAACTTTAGTTAAGTTGCTATTATATAAAGTTTTTATTTCCGGCTCTAAGGAAGATACTATTTTTTCAAAATCTTTAAAACTAAACAAGATAAAAATATTAATTTTTCTTCCTTTTATGTGAGTTAAAAAATCATTATAATTACCACTACAGTAATGAATATAATCTTTAATTTTAATATCTTTATCTTTACAAAAATGATATATAAATTTTACCGATTCTTTTAGTTTTTCTATAGTTTTATGTAAGTCAGGATTATTCAACAAATAATTATCGTTATATAAAGTATAAGATTGAATAGCTCTATGAGAAAGATAAAATTTTAAATCATAATAATTATCATTATAAACAAAATAAGGTGCTTCAAAAAAATCTTTTATATTAATATGGTTAAATTTTTTAAAGAATATAGAAAGTTTATTAATATAAACATAATTTTCATCAGAAAAATTATCGAAGTTTTTCCGATACCTTAAAGGTTTATTGTTTATCTTTTTACTAACTTCTAAAAAGTTATTATAAATTAATTTTTCAAAATTATCCATTTAAACCACCAAACTTATTTAAAAATTTTGTAACGTATTTACTTTTAGTAATGGATGGTTCTGTTTGTATAAATTTTTGTATAGCTGTAAACTCATTTTCTTCTTCTATCATACTTATAAATATATCACGTAAAGCTTTATTTTCAAGTATTTTTAAGAAAACAGTTGCAAAATTCATTTTTTTATCATGTAATAAAGCTACAAATGTACAAAATGAATAAAAAGAGCTTTGATATTCATCTGTTTGGATATTATCGTATGGAGTTTTATTTTTCATGTAATGGTTTTAAAATTTTTGTTAAATTTAAAATCTTATCATTAAAAATACACCCTGCTATATCAGAGCTACCCCCACCTTTAGATAATTGTTTAGCTAGTTTACTAAGATCAATTTCTACGTTTTTACTTTTTCGAAAGATGACTATATTATCTTCCATGTTTATAAGCATTAAAATGTCTACTAAATTATTATTCTCAAATATATGATTAGCTATTAAGTTAGGATTATCTTTAAAAAATATTCCAGCAACGCCATAAACTTTCTCTCCTAGTTTAATTTTTTCATAAAAAATATCACCGTTAAAAGAAAATTGTTCTTGCAGATTATATTCATCTATATATTTTTTTATTAATAAAATGCTATCCTTTTCAGACATTAATTTTATTTAGTTCCTCTTTCTAATTACTCAACACTGATAGAGTATTAGTAAGATCAGATAGCTCACTACCACTATCATCAACATTTAAACTTTCATCTTCTGAAACTGTTAATGTGTTATAATCTATACGTAAAGATGTTGATCCATAATTAGCACCAAATCTATTTTTCATTACACCCATCTTTACTATACCCAATTCTTTATCCTCTTCATCTTGGAATATACTAAAAATACAATCAGCTGTAGCTGCCATACCAATAGATTCAGATATCGTATCTAATCCAGGATTATCTTCATCATAACCAGAACGATTTAACTGAGTTGCTGATATAATAGGACACTCAAAAATGTAACTCATAGCTCTAACTTCCTCAGTAACATACTTAATACGTTCATATGAATTATTACCTAATGAACTTTTAAGAAGATTTAAATAATCTAAAACTATAGCATCTATTTTAATGCCTTTATTTTTAAGTTCAGTTATATAACTTTGAATATTTTTAGCAGTAACTGTACTAGGAGGGAACTCTTTAATTAAAATATTACAACCTGGTTTTTCTTTACTATGATTAATTATTTGTTGCTTCAAACTTAAGCTTGCACTTCTTAATTCTCTCATAGGTATTTTAGATATATTAGAAGACAATCTTTTAGCATAAACTAATTCAGGCATTTCTAAAGATATAATTAAAACCGTCTTACCTTGATTAGCAATATTACATGCTAAATTACCTAAGAATATACTTTTACCAACATTAGTTTCTCCAGCAAAAACGTATAATGCTCTACCATTTTCTAAGAAACCTCCATCTAATTTATCATCAAGAAAGTCCCATTTAGTAGAAATAGTAGGTTGATCAGTATTCAAATCATCTATTAATAAATCAACATCATTAAAAAGATCGATACCTAAATCGCTGTTTAAATTTACGTTACAACTTTTTTCAAAACTATCTAAAATAAAACTAGTATCGACATTACCTTTACTAACGTCTTCAGCTACTGTTAACATAGTATTATAAATTGCTCTTTCTTTTAAAAATCTTTCTGTGTTAAAGTTTAACTCTTCATCATTAAAATTTTTATCTATACTAGCAAAGTTTTTAACTATATCTTTAAAACTATTTTTTAAATCATCATTTATAAGATAAGATTTTAATTCAGTAACTGAAGGTATAGTAGATCTTTTTACATAGAAATTTTTAATTAATGAAAATATCTTTTTAATATTTTTATCATTAAAATATTCAGGTTTAACATGATCAATAATCTTACCAAGATAATGTTCATTAGTCAAACTTTTATAGATTATTACCTGCTCATAATAATCTAAATTTAATCTATCTACTTCTTCCATTTATTAATAAAATATTTTTGTCCTTCGTAAAATTGTTTATTCGGATTAGTTAATCCAGGGCTACTATGTATAATTGGTATATCCACTATACCCATTATAACATTGTTTTTGTTGCATTCAAGACAAAAGTCTATATCATAATAATGAAAGTAAGATGGGTATGATTCGTCAAATCTAACATCACGGTTAAATTTTTTAATATTAATACCTAAAAATACACCATCTATAACTAATGATCTACTCGGTAAAGGCCCGAACGAAGTATAATGATATAATTCTTTATTACCGTGAGCTACACATCCTCTTTGATCTTGTCTTTCTGACATAAGATGCCATAAAGCAGGTTCTTTAACTTTACAGGTAGTAGCCCCAGCCAATCCAAAAACTGTATACTTTTTAGCACTATCTTGTAACCTATGAAGTAAATCATTGCAGTTAATGAATACATCATCGTGAACGAAACAAGCGATGTCCACACCATTAGCATAAGCATCGTCCAGAAACTCATTGTAACTCTTCTGCAAACTCTCTTTGTTATTTTCTTTATAGTATACGGGAACATCATAATAATCTATACTTAATGAATCGTATAGTAATGTATCCTCCTTTTTACCTTTTGTGGTTGTATAAATTTTAAATTTACTCATAATCTTTTCTATCATCCATATCAGGTCTATTATCTCTATTCCATATCATACCCATAATATTCCATAATGCAGCTCCTAAATGATCTTCACTATCATCGCCAGTAAAATCTTGCATAAGATGCCTCATTGTACTATCATATAAAACGGAATGTTTCATTCCCTTTTTCCAATTATTTTCCCCATAAGTATTAGCGCCTTGTAAGTATCTCATCATAACATCATTGAGAGCTTTATGCGGTACTAAACTCATACGTAACTTATTATCTGCTGCGTCTCTTTGCGCACCCGTTTCGAATTGACGCGGTTTACCTGTTGTTTTAAGCTTCTTCATCTATAATATTATAAATCGGTTCCAAAAAGACTGCATCTTTTGAATTAAAATCATTTTTTTCCATTTTAAAATTATTACCAAACCATTTTAAATAAAACATAAAACCGTCACTTTTTATATCTGTATTAACGTAATAATTTTTAATCTTATCTTTATGTTCGTAGATAGCGTTTTTAATTAATATTTTAGCTACCCCTTTACCTCTAAATTTTTTATTAACTACAATATAATAAGTTTTGAGTGCATCTTTAATTTTATCATTAACTGTATATGCATGTAAACCTAATACTTCATTTTTTTCATTTACACATAATTCAATAGGATATTTTTTCCACCAATTTCTTCCAGACCATACATGACCAAATGTATTCATTATAAATGAATCTGTATTTTTATAGATAAACTGCATAAATCTAAGTTTATCTAATTCATCACAATCATTGATAGTTATTTTTTGTATATTCATAATGTTAAAAATGGTGAATTAGTTTTATATGATTCTACCTTTGTTAAACCTTCATACGAATAACTGTATAAAACTCCTTCTTTTACTTCTCTATATCGTTTTCCTTTTATTGATGATATATTAGAACCTTTATAAAATAACGTACTACCTTGTCTTGCTATATAAATGTTCATAGTTTTTATATTAATAATCCAGACTGCATATGTACCTTCTAACATTTCTAGAACTTGCAATATACTTTCTATTTCTGCAGCAGATGTTTCAATAGGTCCGTATTTGTAATCGTTATAATCTAATAAAGCTGGTATTACACTACTATCTACTATACTATCATGTAATGGTAAATATTCCTCAGCTAATTCATTAAAGTTAGTTAATACACCATTGTGAGCTACTATCCAATCACCGTATTGAAATGGATGTGTCTT